AAACACAAGACCATTAATAGATGCGTTAAGACACCATCATAGAAAGTACAATGAAAAGATGAAAATGTTTAGTAATAAACCTCAAAAAGATTGGAGCAGTCATGCTTGCGATGCTATGAGATATTTAGCTTTAGGAATTACTGAACTACCAAAAAACAAATTTACAGCTCAGAAACTAGCTGTCAATGATTATACAATACACGGAGAATAATTATGGGATTTTTAAAACCATCACCACCAGCTATGCCAACGATACCAGAACCAAAACCTTTACCAGAACCACCAAGTTATGATGATGAGGAAAGAAAAAAAGAGATTGAAGAAAGAAGAGCGCAAGTAAGAAGAAATAGAAAAGGTAGAAAACAAACAATATTAACTGGAGCTGACGGTTTAGAAGATGACGATAGCTTATTAGTTAAAAAGAAAAAGTTAGGAGGATAAATGGGAGGAGCAAGTAGCGATAGTGGCGCAAGCGGATCAGATGCTGGTTTTGAAAATACAAAAAAATCAAAACTATCTAAAAAAAATCAAGACTTAGTTGATGCTTCTTTTGATGAAAGAGGCAAAGTTAAAATAGATCAAGAAATTAAAAAATTAACAACTCCTGTGGGTGCAAAAATTTTGTCTGGACCATTTAAAGCTGGTTCAAAAAAAACAAGAGATTTTTTTACAGATAAAGTTTTAACTTCAGAACAAGGAATGAAAAATCTTGGTACTTCTAAAGAAGAATTTTTAAGTATGAGTGTAAGTCAACAAGAAAGTATATATAGCGATTATTTGTCTGGTAGACAAAGTGGAGCAACAGATGCTTATGGAAATATTAATCCTGGAGGTGGAGATAACAACCAACCAAAAACTACTTATGTTGAAGGAGTGGGTGCATCTGCGGTTAAGACATCTCCAACAGGAGCAGAAGTAGATCAAGCATCAGCTACCACAATGTCTGCTGATGCAACTTTACTTGCAACTAAAAAAAAAGGAAGAAAAGATACTATTTTAACCGCTGCACAAGGTTTGGGAGATAGTAATTTAACAATTAAAAGAAAAAAATTAGGATAAAAAATGGTGGTAGAAAAAAAAGCAAAAGAAATTATTGACAAATATAATACTTTAAAAAATCAAAGAGTTACTTGGGAAGAGCATTGGCAAGAAATTGCAGATTATTTTTTACCAAGAAAATCTAATATAACTATTAAAAGAACTAAAGGCGATAAACGACACGACCAGATATATGATGGTACAGCTACTCACGCATTAGAATTATTATCAGCTAGCTTAAATGGTATGCTAACCAATACGATTTCTCCGTGGTTTGTTTTAAAATTTAGAAACGAGGCAACCAACCAGGATGATACAGCAGTAGAATGGTTAGAGACTTGCGCTAAAATTATGCAGCAAGTATTTGCTCGTTCAAATTTTCAACAAGAAATTTTTGAACTTTACCATGAACTATTAGCCTTTGGTACGTCTGCTATGTTTATTACAGATGATGTTAAAGATGATCTAAGATTTAAAACAATTCATATTTCAGAAATATTTATTACTGAAAATGAAAAAGGTTTTGTCGATAGCTTACTTAGAAGATTTTATCTTAAAAATAAAAATATTCCTTTAATGTATCCGGATGTAGAATTACCAAGATCATTGCAAGAGGTAGTAAAAAATAAACCTTTTGAAGATAGTATTATTCTTCACTCAGTACACAAATCTGATACTCCAATGGGTTATGATAATAAAGATAATATGGATTATATTTCATGCCATATTCATCAAGAGACAGGAGCTATTTTAAGAGAAAGTGGATTTAGAGAATTTCCATACGTTGTACCTAGATATTTAAAATCTTCATCCAATGAAATTTTTGGAAGATCTCCAGCTATGAATGCTTTACCAGATACCAAGATGTTAAACACAATGTCTAAGACATCTATTAAAGCAGCTCAAAAACAAATTGACCCACCATTAATGGTTCCTGATGATGGTTTTATTTTACCAATTAGAACTGTACCGGGTGGATTAAATTTCTATAGATCTGGAACTAGAGATAGAATTGAACCATTACAAGTTGGATCTAATGCTCCAGTTGGTATTCAAATGGAAGAGCAAAGAAGAAAAGCAATTAGAGAAAATTTCTTTGTCGATCAATTAATGATGGTCCAGGGTCAAAACATGACCGCAACAGAGGTTATGCAAAGAACTGAAGAGAAGATGAGATTGTTGGGTCCAGTATTAGGAAGATTACAATCTGAATTATTACAACCTTTAATTACTAGAGCTTTTAATTTATTATTAAAAAATAATAAATTACCTCCAATACCAGAAGAAATTGGCGACCAGGATGTTGAGATAGAATATGTATCTCCATTAGCCAAAGCTCAAAAAACACAAGAGCTATCATCTGTTATGAGAGGAATAGAAATATTTGGCTCAATGCAGAATATTGCGCCAGTATTTGATTACATAGATATAGATGGTTTAGTCGATCACATTAAAAATGTTTTAGGTTTACCAGCTAAAATTATGAGATCAAAAGCAGAGGTTCAACAAATCCAACAACAAAAACAACAAGCCGAGATGCAGATGCAACAATTACAACAAGCTCAAGCAGTAGCTGAGAGTGCGGGTAAAATAGCACCAGCTCTAAAGGCGGTTGAGTAATGGATCACAAAGAACTTAAACAATTAAATATTGATTATAAAATGGTTTTTAAATCGGAAGCTGGAGAACGAGTGCTTTCTGATTTGGAAAAGAGATGCAGTTTTCATGTAACTACTCATGTTAAAGGAGATAGCCACGAAAGCGCATTTTTAGAAGGAACAAGATCAGTAGTCTTGTTTATTAAAAATATGCTTAACAAAAAAGGAGAATAAATATGTCAAGCGAAAATCAAGAGGTAGTAACGCCAGAAGTATCAACTGATGCTCCGGTGTTATCTGGAGATCCTAAAACAGAAACTCCAGAAACAAACATAGATTGGAAAGCAAATCTTTCCGATGAAATAAAATCTGATAAATCTTTAGAAAACATTAAAGATATAGAAGGTTTAGCAAAGTCTTATGTTCATGCACAAAAATTAGTTGGATCAGATAAAATTCCAGTTCCAAATAAATATGCAACCGAAGATGATTGGAATGCAGTTTATGAAAAACTAGGTAGACCAAAGGATGCAACTGGATATAAATATGAACTAGGAGAAGATGCTAATATTAATCAAGACGCATTAAAAAGTTTTTCAGACCAGGCTCATAAGTTGGGATTACTTCCAACACAAGCTAACGGCATTGTTAAATTTTATAATGATATGGCAGCTCAACAGCAACAGGATTTAGATACAACAGCTGAAAACGCCAGACAAGAAAGTGAAACATCTCTTAAAAAAGAGTGGGGTCAAGCTTACAAACAACAAACTAAAAAATCTGCTGATGTTGCTTTACAAGTTTTTGATGAAGATTTTTTAAATAAAAATTTAGCAGACGGAACTAAAATTGGCGACCATCCAAGTTTTATTAAAGCGTTTGCTACATTAGCTGATAAGATGGGAGAAGATACTATAACTCAAGCATCTGGACCAGCTTATCAAACTCCAGCTCAAATAGAGAAAGAAATAGGAGAATTAACAAAAGAAGGATCTTCGTATTGGGATAAAAGACATCCTAATCACGATCTTGCTGTTAAAGAAGTTTTGGCTTTACGAGAACAAAAAAATTCTGTATAGCTGAAATATATTAGGATAATCGACAGACCCTAGTTGACACTATGAAAGTATAGGTTCCAGGAGAACTCAAATCGAGGTTTCGACCCGTAAGGATAATCAGCCGCTAACATTAACAATAACCAACCAAGGAGAATAGAATGTCTATTCAAATTACTACTTCTTTTGTGGAGCAGTATAGCTCGAATGTTGCTATGCTTTCTCAACAATCAGGAAGTAAATTAAGAGGTTCTGTTGATGTGGAAACTGTAAGAGGTAAAAACGCTTTCTTCGATTAACAAAATGGTCGAAGTAAAATTGGGTAAATTGCTGGGAACTCTCATTGAGACAATCAGCAGCCAAGCCATATAATTTAAAAGGTATATGGAAGGTTCAACGACTAGGTATTGAGGAAACAATAATATACCCACGAAAACCCAACACTTTAATTAGTGATGATATAGTCTGAGCTACATAGCGATATGTAGAAGTAGTAATTAAAAAAAACTACGATAACAAAATGCAAGTCGGAGTTACTGCTGCTCAAATAAGAACGAGCAGACATGGCGATACACCTCAAATTGATACGCCACACAGCAGAAGAAGATTGAGCTTGGCTGATTACGAGTGGGCTGACTTAGTTGACGATGTTGACAAAGTTAGAATGCTTGTGGATCCAACAAGTTCATACGCTAAGGCAGCGGCAGCAGCGATGAATAGAAGTATGGATGATGTAGTTATAACTGCATTTAATGCTTCAGCATCTACTGGTGTAGCTGGTGGTTCATCTACACCTTTGCCTTCTAGTCAAAAAACTGCAACTTCAGACCAATCAGATGGTTTGACAATTGCTAAACTTTTGGCTGCGAAGAAAATCCTAGATAATAACGATGTTGACCCT